TTGAGTTGTTCGTTGACTTTCAATTAGATGAAAACTTTAATGAAGTAATCAAATCTCGTTTCCGTGATGCCTTTTCATACGCTTCGTTTTCAGAAGGTGAAAAGCTTAGAATTACTCTAGCAATTATGTTGGCTTGGCGTTCAGTTGCCAAACTTCGTAACTCAGTATCAACTAATTTGTTATTGCTTGACGAAACTTTAGATGGAGCACTTGATGGTGTTGGCATTGAAAGTTTGATTGATACTTTACATAATCTTAATGCAGACGATAACATCTTTGTTATCTCACATCGTGGTCACCAGTTTGGTGATAAATTTGATAATCATATTCGCTTTAAAAAGGTAAAGAACTTTAGCGAAATAACAGCTTAGGAGTCGCTAATGCGCCATAGTATAGAAGATTTAATCAAACGTATAAATGTAATGCAAGAGAAAGCAATCTTGTTGCATCGAGTTCGTAATGAATTTGCTGAAATCTCTTATAAGGAATATGACAAGGTAGTATGCCAAAACCTTATTGATGATATTCAAGCTATGGCGCTGGGGATTGCTAATGATAAAGAAGGTGACGAAATTATAACTGAAATGGATTCTTGGAAAGAAAAAGGTTGACATTGCTAACAAACTGTGTTAGTATTATTTTATATTATGTTTAAGGATACACATGTCTAAATTTTATACGTCGGTCGAACGTTACGGCCAAAACATTCTCTGGCGCGGTTATGATGCCAATGGTAAAAAGTTTGCCAAGAAGGTTCAGTTTGAGCCTACATTATATTGTAACACTAAAGACAACGCACCAAGTGATTTCCGTTCGCTACAAGGTGACGTACCTTTGATGCCAATGAAACAAGACAGCATGAGAGATGCCAAGGAGTTTATTGAGCGTTACAAAGATGTGTATGGCATGACTATCGCTGGTAGTTCAAATTATGTTGCACAGTTTATTCAACAAGAATATCCTAACGATATTAAATTTGATCCAACTAAAATCAATATCGTATCGTTTGATATTGAGGTTGACATCGCGGACGGTTATCCTGATGTTGACTTTGCTGATAAAGAAATTACATCTATCGCTTATAAATCTTCAAAGTCTTCTGACTACCACCTACTTGGTCGTAAAGATTATGATAAGTCTAAAACTCTACTTGATATTGATCCAGACAACATTCACTTTATGAAGTTTGATACTGAGCATGCTTTGCTCAAACGCTTTAAAGAGTTATGGATTAATGACTATCCTGATATTGTTACAGGTTGGAACGTAGAGTACTTCGACATTCAATACATTATTACTCGTATGAAAAATCTATTTGGTGAGGAATGGGTAAAGGATTTATCTCCTTGGCGCAGCCTTCGTCCATCTGGTCGAGAGTTCTTTGGCAAAATGCAAAATACATATCAGATCAGTGGCATTGCAGTTGTTGACTATATGGATTGTTTCAAAAAGTTTGGTTATAAGTATGGACCACAAGAGTCGTGGAAACTTGATCATATCGCATATGTTGTACTTGGAGAAAAGAAATTAGATTACTCTGAATATGGTAACCTTAATGCGTTGTATGAACAAAACCCTCAACTATATCTTGACTATAACCTTAAAGATACGTGGTTAATTCAAAAGTTTGAGGATGAAACCTCGCTGCTTCAATTGGTTATGACGGTTGCTTATGGTGGCGGTGTAAACTACAATGATGCATTTGGCACAGTTGGTATTTGGGAAACAACCTTATATCGTAAACTAATTCTCGATGGTCGTGTACCACCAATCAAAGGTGGTCCTGGGCAACGTGCTGGCGATCTTGTTGGTGGTTATGTTAAAGATCCAAAGGTTGGTATGCATCCTTGGATTGTATCTTTTGATTTGAACTCTCTGTATCCACACCTTATGCTACAATATAATATGTCACCAGAAACATACCTTCCTGATGAACGAGATTTCGTCAACCAAGATATGGTATTGAAAGGTACGTATCAATCTGAACATAAGAAAATGTCAGTAGCAGCCAATGGCGCATGTTTTACTAACGAGTTCAAAGGTATTATCCCATCTATCATTGATGAATATTATGGTAATCGTAAAGTTATTAAACAAAACATGTTGAAGGTTGAGCAGCAGCTCGAGGATGCAACTGAACCAAGTGAAATCAAACGGTTGAAACGTGAAGCAAACCAATTACACAATGCTCAAATGGCTATCAAAATTGCTATGAACTCTTTGTATGGTGCCACTGCTAATATTTACTTCTTGTACTATATTAACGATATGGCTGAAGCGATTACTACATCTGGTCAATTATCAATTCGTTGGGCTCAGAAATCAGTAAATGATTATCTCAACAAAATATTAAAAACCGATAAAGACTATATCGTTTATATTGATACTGACTCTATCTATGTTGATATGGCTCCTATCGTTCAGAATGCTTTTGGTACTGTCGATGTTGATCGTAAGAAAGGCGAAGAGTTCCTTGATAAAGTTTGCCAAATGAAAATTGAACCAGTACTCGAAGCTGGTTACGATGTGCTAGCTAAAAAGATGGGTGCTTATCGCCAAGCGATGGGTATGAAACGAGAAAAGATTACTGATAAGTCTGTGTTCATTGCTAAGAAGCGTTACATTATGAATACTCTTAACTCTGAAGGTGTTCACTATGATGAGCCTAAGGTATCAGTAACTGGTTTGGAATCAGTACGTTCATCAACGCCAGAAGTATGTCGTGAAGAGTTAAAGAAATCGTTTAAGGTTATTATGAACGATGGTGAAGAAGCAACGCAAGACTTTATTGCTAACTTCAAAGAAAAGTTCTTTAGTCTTGGCGCAGAGGATATTGCTAAAAACTCTGGTACTGATAACATTGATAAGTATCGCGAGAGTGGATCTCTGTACAAAAAAGGTTGCCCTATGCACGTACGTGGTGCTATTCTATATAATCATTATATGAAACAAGCCAACTTGCAAAAACGTTATAACGAAATTAATGGTGGCGATAAAATCAAGTTCGTATACCTTAAGACGCCAAATCCAATCAAAGAAAACATTATATCATTCCCAGGTGTATTACCACCTGAGATGGAGTTGGTTAAATATATTGACTATGAGAAACAATTTGAAAAAGTATTCCTAAGTCCGTTAGAAGCCATACTTGATGCTGTCGGTTGGACAACGGAAAAAGTAAACACTGTTGACAGCTTTTTTGTATAGGGGGAAAATACAATGAAAACTAAAGAAGATATAGAATACAGACTCAACCTAATTACTAAGCAACATGCTAAGCAGCATCAAATGGTTGAAGTATTGGAAGCTGAAAAGGCACCAGAAAAACATGTTAAAGCTGCAAAGGTTAAAAAGCTTAAACTTAAAGATGAAATAGAATACTTGTCAAATTTAAAAATTGGTTGACATATATGCTATACTGTGATACGATTGTAACATCAACTAATAAAGGATTATAATATGAGTGACTTTTCTAACGATATGTATATGATGCATAATCAGTTTGGCGTACGTGAATGGTTTGAAGCCAACAAAGATAACAAAGACTTAATGGACAAATACCTAAAGTTTCGATTATCAATGTGTAAAGAAGAACTAGACGAAACGATGGACGCTATTGAAGCCAAAGATCCTGAAGAAATCGTTGATGGTTTGATTGATATGTGTGTCTTCGCTATTGGTACACTTGATGTATTTGGTGTTGATGCAAATATGGCTTGGAATAAAGTTTACGAAGCAAACACTGCAAAAAGCGTTGGAGTTAAAGAAGGTCGACCTAATCCATTTGGTTTGCCTGATTTGATTAAACCTGAAGGTTGGACTGCTCCAAGCCATGAAGGTAACCACGGTGATTTAGAGAAAGCTTTATAATGGATGATGAGCCATCAAAAACTTGGATAAAACCTAAAGAACCCGCTAAATTAGAAGCATTAAGAAAAGCATTATCTGATCTTAATATAGATTATGCCATAAGTAAAAGAGACAAAAACTTAGTAACTATTAACTTGTGGGTAGGCGAAAATTAAAATAAATTAATTATTTTACCATGTTAGCGGTATCACTGCTGATTTAGGGATCTCCTATAACATAAATAATATTACATTGTTTAATATTTGGAGGTCCCACCATGTGCTCACCAGAAGTACGTAAAGAAGCCAACCGTTTGAATTGGATGGTAAAAGGTCAACTAATTGATAAAGCAGAACCTGACTCTGTAGTTGAATACCTTTATGATAGTTATTTTAAAAGATTATGGGGCAATCACGAAAGATGCCAATATGCCGAAGAAGGTTTCGATGCAGCATATGAATATCGTGTACAAGAACTCCTTACCGCAGAAATGAAACATGTAGCTCAACTTGGTTACGATTAACTATTGACATTCCTTTTAGAATCAGTTATAATAGTATATAACAACAAAAGGAAAATAGTATGTACACAGTTAAAACAAATACATTCCCGTCACAAACTGTCGGAATTACTTCTCGTTTAGAAGACGCACTTGCTATGTGTAGTACCGTCGGTAGCGAAGCAGGTAATCACGTAAATAATATAAGAACACTTGCTAGCTTTGACGAATTTATTTGTCAGCATAATGGTTATGTTTGTGTAAATGAATTATATGAAGATGACGAAGGCTTTAATAAAAATTCATATATGTATGGCGAAATGGTATATGCTAATGGTGAAAACTACGTTAAAGATGTAAAAGACTTAGATGGATTATCAAGTAATTCATTCGCATCTTGGAGTGAAGCTGAAACCGTGTTTAAGAAAAAAGTTGATATGATACGAAATTAACTATTGACATTCTTGTTAGAATCAGTTATATTAGAATCAACAAACAAAGGAATATACATCATGACTACATATACTACAAAAAACCGCAATTCAACTTCATACCGTTTTACCGTAAGAATGGTTGAAGGTAAACCTATCGCAGAGGATCAAGCTGCAGTGGATGGTCTAAGAACCGTAGTTAAACTTGGTAACGCTGCATATCCTAATGAAACAAAAAAGTATGTAAAGCTTCAAGGTCGTGGACCAAGAGGTCATAATGGTCGTATGTATAACCAAGGTCTGCCTCTTCCATATGCTACACATGCTGATGTATATGTATATGAGCGCAATCGTTATAACAATGTATGGAACTAATTATGGATTTAGAAATACTTCAAAAATTAGATAAGATGGAATTGTCTGAAGCACGAGCAGCAGCCAATGATCTTATTGATGTAAAGAAAACTAAAAAAGTTGTACACAACAGACTTATCTATGATTTAGATAAAGCCAATAGTGCACGTGAAGTATCACGTATTATGTGGCAAGTATATATGTCTGGTTCCGGTTATGGAACTATTGGTTCAACTTGGAAAAAGCACTATAATAGTGTCTGACTCTTTACAACTCCCGCTAAAACTCCCAGAACCCCTTATCCTCGAATTAAACGAGGGTGAGGAGTTTCACATTCAAACTATGGCACGAGAAATGTTCGAGTGTCCAAACCGTCGACGTGGAAGAAGTTATTCAACCGTTCTAGCACATACATATGCAGGCGTTATATTAGAGTTTGCTTTGGCTCGTCAAGGTGCTATTATGAACCCTGCTGAGTTTGATTACACTAAACCTGAAACTCATAATTGGGATGTTGAATGGTGTAATTGGAGAGCTGAGGTTAAAAACTCTCAAGATCCCGGAAAATTACCAACAACCATGGAAAAGAAATGGTTAACCATACCAAACTATATGGCAAATAAATTAGCAAGAAATCGCAGATTGTACCCTAATTGTGTTGACATTATCATCTTTGGCTGTTATAATAAACTATCTAACAATACTTTTGATGTTCGGTGGCGAGCTGTCGTACCTTTTGATACCATTCGCCAAAACCTACGACCATGCCAAGAAAAGTTCTCTAATAATTGGACAACTGACCACGATGGTGTACGACGTATAAAGTATTTCTATAATACACGTGGCGATGATCGCACAATATATAATAACAATGTTTAAGGAAATGAGTATATGAAATTTGATAATGACAAACCAAAAATCCATTTAGTTCCACCAGAAGCTATCATCGAAGCTGCAAAGGTGTTTGGTTTTGGTGCTGAAAAGTATGGTGAAAACAACTGGCGACATGACATAAATAAGTTTCCAGTATCTCGTCATTACTCATCTATTCAGCGTCACCTTTTGGCATATATCTCTGGTGAAGATATTGACCCTGAGTCAGGCTTACCACATGTATCACACGCATTAACTCAAATGATGATACTTTGTATGACAACACTTGAGTCTGATCCGATTGATACTGATGATAGATTTAAAGGAGAAGATGATGAATAATGTAAGTGACATTCGTAATTATTTTATCGATGAACTAAAAGCTGAACGATTTACTA